TTTTAGCATTTTTTTCTGTGGTTGCAAGCAGTTCAAATCTTTCCACACTGTGATTATGATGCAAAGATAGTAATTAGGCCATCAACACCCATGCCTATATACTTAAACGCAGCATCAGCACCATTAGCCATGGCGAACAGGTTTTCAAGCACGCTATCAACCGTGTCAGACACAACAGTACCAAGCCCGCCAGCCTCTTCTGATGTCTGCATGAATGCTTCGTTGACCGCATGTAAGATTGGCGTGAACTCTACGGCTAATTGCTTGCCAATACCCTCAACCAGCAGACCGAAGTTATCCATTGTGCCGTTGGCTATTTCAACCTTGGCAACGTCTATCTCAGATAATCGTAAACCAAAAATATCGAGTTGGTGCGCAGCCTCTTCGATACCTTCAGCGTCTAACAGTGCAATTGATGCCGCGTTACGTGATCCAAATATCTCAGCAGCCTTTGATGCCCGCTGATTGGCGTTCACGTTCTCAACAAGCGCCTTGTTGATCATACCAATACGCTTGTCGAGCGGTACTGCAGCGACTTGCGCGGCGGTTAAGCCGAGATTCTTAAAAGCTTGTACTTGCTTCGGGTTTCCTGACAGCGCTTTACCTAGCTCTCGGTTGAGTGTGCGGCTTGCTGACTCAAGCTGAGCCATACCCACGCCAGCATCGCCTGCCGCTTGTTTTAGCGTGACGTAAGCAGAATAGGTTGTTTCTAACTGTCGCGCAGACTTGGCCTCAGAGTCGATCAGCTCGCGATTCTTGTTGACCATTGCTGTTGTGGCAGCAACCACAGCAAGAATTGCTGTCGCAGCAGCAGCGGCGCCTATAGCAATACCCTTTGTCATATTGGCGGCATATTTGCTGATGTTGGCACTAGACTGTTTAGCTTGCCTCTCAGCTTTTGTCATGCCCGCTGTAAAGTTGCCAGTTTTTGCAACAAGATCAAGCGTTAGCGTCCCAAGATTCGACATTCTTAACTACTCCCAAACGCTTTAAATGCATTCATCAATGTGTCTTCCGCGTCTGGTTTAGGCTCGTGCGGCATAAAGTCGAGCGGGTCGAGTTTTGAGTTCGGCTTACTGTTAATGCGAGCAGTCAAGTACGTCAAATTACCAACGGCCTGCTCAACTCTGCGTCCGAAATTCAACGAGCCGCGTTCTCTTCTGTATGCCGCCCAAGTCAGGTATTCTGCATAACTGAGTTTTGATTTCGCTTCTGCTATGGTGTTTCCACCAACCCCACTAAGCACCAGCTCACACCAAAACTCATCTTCACTGCTTAGGCTTTCTTCTTTCCCCCTTGTGAGGTTTCTCCAATCACGCGCAGCAGCTCCATGGTCAGCTCAGGTGATAAAGGACCACGCTCCTCGCTAGCAGTACCCATGATGTCCTCTGGCGTAAATAACGCTTTACCTGTGTCATCCATGATGCTGTAAGCAATACGGCGTGCAACAGCTTCTTCGGCTGATGATCCTACAGTTGTAATGTCTTGCACAGCAGATTGATAACTCAGCGGCTTTACCCACACAGCAACCTTCTGCTCTACGCCTTCTTTATCTGTTACGGATACTTCATGTTTCACAAGTTCTGCTGATGCAAAGGCGTTGTCTAATAAAATACTCATACATTTCCCTCGGTAAAAGCCCTCACTAGGAGGGCATATTGATTATGCTTTCGTCGCCCAATTAGACTCGCCAGTGCGGTTAATGCTAATAGCGGTGGAGACGACAGCATTGCCGGTAAAGTCAAACGGGAATGACGCAACAGACCCCTCAAACTCAAACCATGTGCGAGTGGCTGGCAGTTCCCATGTGTTGCCTGATGTGTGCTCAGGCTCAACATCCTTTCCATCTGAGAAGCCAACAGCCCATTTGATAGATTTCTTGGACTTCGACAGAGCGTACATCGTTAGGTGTGATGCATCCTTCGGATCAGCGTTGATCGACAAACTACCCTCACCGGGTGTTGTCAGTCCGTCCATGAACGCAGCAGTACCAGCACTCAAACACGTAACATCAATGCGGTCGGTGGTATCGCCGCCGGGGTTAAAAGCTGTCGCACAACCAACCTCGACAACCTCATAGGTAGTATCGTCATCATCGGGGACGAGCATATAAATCTGTGTGCCTTGCGTTAAAATAGCCATTAATTATTACCTCGATTGGATCCAATAAATATCAAATGAAACACGGTAATCTTTAGTTTCTGATTCTCGTGTCTGACCGCGCCATGATACCACGTGAGCACGAGACTCTATAGCGTCACGCAAGGCCGTTGCTGCGGCAATAACGCTGCTGCTGCTCTTACCGTACACATCAATCTGTAACGTGTACGCATCCGCATCAGGCAGATTGCCTAAATAGTTCTCAGGCTCACCACCGACTTGCTGCCATGCAGCATAAGGGTATGCTGTATTTTGACCTGCAAAACCGAACTGGAAAAACCGAACTGGGTTTGATCCGAGTGTATTTTTGCACGCTTGATCTGCTGCGATAAGCGGAAATATGGATGGGATCATTTTCCACCGGCGTCCTTGATTACTGAAATATCAGTAACTATCACTGTTATTGTCGCTGTTACTAATTCATTTGCCTCGAAATTTAAACGCGCATCAGTGACGCCGAGAATTTCCTCCCCTCTTTCTGTATACACTTTAGTTCCATGGCCACTTTTTGGAAAATTATCTCCAATAATCTCTATCTTCATGCCGTTAACCCCTTCTTAGCTGCGCGCTTGATAGCTCTATCAATGCCTTTTTTGTATTCGTCAACAAACGCTTGTGCGGCTTCTGCTGAACCTTGCTCCATAGCTGGGCGTAAGAACGGCTGAGCTGGACTGCTCTGTGTTCCGAACTCAATAAATCGCCAATATCGTGTGTCACCGCCCGGATTCTTTCCGCCGCTTTTATGCAGCACGCCACCGCTCGACCGATACACTCTTGCGCCACCCCTCACGCCAATCTGAAAAGCCATATTCTTCGTGCGCCGGTACAGCTTACCATCCCAGCGGAGCGTGATGTTCTTGGCGATATTCTCAGGTGTCGATGGATCGTCCACGCGCTCAGCGTTTTCTCTTGCTTTATCACGAATAACGTTACCAGCTTTACGCAATGCCGCACGACCAGTGTTGCGCATGGTCTCGTCTTTGATCGTCTCGAACATAGCGACCAGCTCGTCAACACCTTGGAGGTCGGTGCTATTCATCGTTTACACCAGCTGTTGACGGGATTGTTAACCACCGCAATCCAGTAACATGATCTGGCAGAACACCATGGAAGGAATATATCTTACCACGGTGCTTTGCACGCATGGTTGGCACAATTAACGGATCAAAGTTTACTTGTATGCGCGCATTGATCTCAGACTGCTCAGCCTGCGCTGCGATCAGCTCACGACCCGACATTGCGGTAACTTTTGCAGGGACATTATTGCAGTAAGTCTGCCAAGTGGTGACAATCTCACCCGTTCGAGGGTCTTGCGTATGCTTAACCTGCTCTATGTCGATTCTGTGCGGTAATCTAGGGCGCATATTAAAACCCCCAGTTGACACGGTGCAAGCGAGCTAAACGGCGGCTTGCGTCGAGCGCTTGATCAATCGTTTTCGGGTCTGTTTCATATAGCGATTGGATGTAAAGGTAAATGGCAGGGCGCAAGGCTGGAAGATTATCGGTTATGGCGGTGGTGTATGTGCCGTCAGTGACTGTGAACGGCTGCAACGGCTTGGGCGAGTCCAGCTTGTGCGGCTCATAGTCGCCAGTCTGAACGGACAACGCCAGCCCTGTCTCTTCCTGAATGTGTAGAATGGCAGCATCAATTAATCCGTAGATCAAATTATCTTCGGCATCATGATCAATCTGCAGGAATGCTTTAACTTCTTGTAGTGTGACGGGCGTCATGGCGTACCTCTTAGAACAGTGAAAGCTGCGGCTGGTTGGCTATAGTGTGGTTGAGTATAGCGTAGTTGATCAAAATAGCGTTAATCTCCTTTTTCGCACGCTCATGTGATACGTTAAACCACTCACTAGCACCGTCAAAGCCTGATAAACCAGCATGGTATTTTGCCAGCTTACGGTGAACTTTGCCTTCTATTTTGCGAACGGTTGGCGTGTCGGGTAGCGTCCACATTTCTAACAGTTCGGCCTCGAACGGGGCGTCTCTGTTTAGTTTTGATATACGCGCATCAACATCAATAGAATAGCCTACTTTGACTTTGCCTAAACCGTTGCGCATCAAGTATAGGTTGGCGGGATGGTCGTAGCGTCTAGGGCATGATGGGCAGCCGTTACCCTTTAAATGGTCGTTTGGTCTTTGCTCAAAATCACCGTGATTGGCGCATATAATAATTACTTTATCGTGCGCTCGAACATAAACCACACGCCCGTAATCATAGCGATCGCCATGCACGGCACGCGATCTTTCAATAAAGTTATCTTTAGCTTCTTGTGATATCTTTATCGCCATTGACTCTTTGCCGCATTTAGCGCAGCCCTTGCCGCTTAAATGGCTGGCCGACTCCTGCTCGAAATCACCATGTTTTTTGCAGGTGATGATAACCTTATCCTTGTTGCGTATATAAACCGCGCGATCATAACCATAACAATCACCATGTACACCAATAGCTTCTTGTACCCACTCATCAGTAGAATAATTGTGATTTCCTGAGCATTTGGCGCAGCCTCTACCGCTTAAATGTTTGTTTGGCGCCTGCTCAAAATCACCATGCTTTTTACAAGTGATAATAACTTTATCGTTATTACGCACATAAACCACACGATCATAACTATAACTATCACCATGCACGGCGATAGCTTCTTGCACCCACTCTCGCGTAGAGTATCTATGTTTTCCTGAACATTTAGCACAGCCGTAGCCTTTTAAATGATTGCTTGGCGTCTGCTCAAAATCGCCATGCTTAGAGCATGTAATAATTACTTTGTCGTGAGATCGTGTATAAACAGCTTTTGAGTAATTATACATATCACCATGCACCGCACGCGCTCTCTCAATAAAACTGTTCTTGGCCTTTCGTGTGTTCTTTGCTGCCATTTCCTCAAGGCCGCATTTTACGCAGCCACTACCGTTCAAATGGCTGTTTGGTGTCTGCTCAAAATCGCCATGCTTTTTACAAGTGATTGTGACCTTGTCGCGCGCTCCAACATAAACCACACGGTCATAGCTATAGCGATCACCATGCTTTGCACGCGCTTTCTCAATAAAGATTTGTGTCTTTGACATATCAGATACCTTAGAACAAAAGGGAACATGAGGAAATGCGGCTGTTAGGCGTTCATCTCTAACCGGACTTCGAAATCCGTGCCGCATGGTAATTATAACACATAAAAAAGCCCCGCATATAGCGAGGCTTAATCTTTACTTCTTGCTTTTAGGCTTAGGCTTAGGCTTGGGCTCAGGCTCAGGCTCAGGCTCAGGCTTCAACCCAACAACACCATTAGCCAATAACTCACGCGCCCATTGTTCGTTATCAATCGTGCGTGTGTCGCCACGCTTGTACGGCTCAGGCTTATCGCCTATATGCGGCACTAAAACTGTATATTCCATAAAACCACCATAAAAAAGCGCCCCTAAGGGCGCTCATACCGTTAGGCCAAAGCAGTGGTAAAGTCGCCTTTAACCAATGCCAGCTTGTCAACGATGCCCAACGCTAAACGGCTTTCGCATAACAGCGTTACCATATTCTTAGTGAAGTCATCATTTTCATAGCCTGCTTCAACAGTGGTATCCCAGCGGTTGTACAGCTCGGCCTGCTTGAAGTCACCAACAAGGAAGTTATCAGCCGTCATGCTGGTAGACTCGATAACTGGTAAGCCCCATAACGTCATGTTACCAGTGGTCGCCAGTGGATTGCTGATCAAGTAACCGCCAACATCATCTTTGGTCAGACCAATGGTGAACGCGTCAAGCGGGTTAAGAACGATGCCATTGGACGCATAACCAGACAACACAGTCTGCAACATAGCCAAGCGGATAACGTCCAAGCGGTTAGGCGTGGTGACGGTGCTCAGCTGAGTGTTAGCGAATGCAGTCGCGTTAGGCAACAGGCCGCGCAAGTTCTGGGTTAAACCATCACCAAGTAACAGCTGCTGCTCGATCTTAGCGTCAAGACCACGGCGCAGACGGTTATCAATCAAGCCTTGTAAGAAAGTGTTATCAG